AAGCCGGTGTAGACACCCTCAGAGACCATCTTGGCGGCCTGCTCGTCCACTACTTTTGCAGTGACCACGAAGCCTGAGCCGGACTGCTCCATCTCGGTAGCCTTGCCGACTGCCTTGCTCTGGTGCATTTCTCGGATGTTGCCTATTCCCATCCACGCTGGCATGGCGCTCTTGAGCCATGCAGGGTCGCAGATTTGCTGGTCGAGGTCGAGGGTGTCGTCAGTGGCGATGCCCTTGACGTACATGAAGCCATCCTCGCCACGCTTGGCAGTCAGGCCACCGAAGTAGACGCTCTTGATNTTGTCAGTCATAGTTTCCTTTAGTCTTCTCGTGTTGAGTAGCACATGCAGTTCGGATGNNNTGGTAGGTCGGCTGATTCGTCGAACGAGTGAGGGTTCTGGTCTTCTTGCGCCAGACACTCTTCGCAGGCATCCGGCTCGGTTTCCCAGTTCCAGCCAGTAGCGCCGCCTGCTTGGTAGGCATCGACGGCGGCGATGTTGAAGGCTCGGTTGGCTTCGGTTGCGGCGATCACGTCAGCCCGAGTGACGGCGTTGGCGAGTTGCCCCGAGGGGAGCCCCTGCACTACGCCCTTCAGACGAGCTGCGATGTCCGTCGCTGACTGCCCCGAGGACACGCCCTGAATGACTTCCTCTCGGATGCGGTTCAGGGTTGTCTGGTTGATGTCTTTGACGAGGTTGCCGACGTTGGCGTAGAGCCGAGCCGTTCCTTGCCCTGCCACGAATGAGCCAGCGTATTCCCCACCCTGACGAACTGCGGTCTCGTAGAGGGCTTGCAGGGCCGTCTGAAGCGGTTCTGGGTTGGTGCGCAGGTTGCCGAGTGCGCCCTGTGCCACGCCTGCGATGAGGTCGGGACTGGCTGAGGCTGGCACGTTGCGGAGCACCTGGTCNAGGAACTCCGAGAGACCAGTGACCGATGCCGCCAGCGCCGCCTCTAGAGCCTTCTTGTGCTTGGCGACTGCCGAGCGGATGGGCTCTAGGTTCGGGTAGGACTTCTTAGTAAGAGAACGTCCTTTTGGGGTATCGCTTATCTGCGCTTTCAAGACTTCGGCCTCTTCCGGCGTGTGGTGCTTGAACTCGAAGGCTCGGGAGCGAGGCTTAGCGGCGAACTTGGCGAAGGCTTTAGCCTCTTGCGCCTTTAGGTCAGTTTCCGGCGTGCTGCTCGGACGCTCGACTTCTTTACCCGTGTCTTGAGCGCCTTCGTCTTCTGCGCTTTGTGGGCTCGATGACGACTGCTCACTGGGGGTCTCTTTCTGTCCGATGGTCTCGCCGGAGCCCGATACGTCGAGCAGGCCCTTGAGGAACTGGATGGCGTTGCCTGCGACGATGAACGGCTCGTCGGCTTCTGGCATGTCGTAGAGCGCCTGACCTAGTTCGCCCTGAATGTCGTTGAGGGTCTTCTGCCCCGAGAACAGGCTGATTTGGTTCGCCTGCGCCTGCTCCTTCGCAGCCATAGCGTTCGCTCGGTCTTGCATGACGAAGGTGACATTGAGGTCTGCGTCGAGGTAGCGACGGCACAGGCTGTTGATGATGTCGGTGATGTAGTTCTCCATCGGACGGGTCGAGACCGTCTCGGAGGACTGTGCTTCGCCTTCCATCTGACCCTTGCCACCACCGAGGCCGGCACGGGCCACGACTCCGAGAGCCGAGGGAGCCACGCCGAAGATGGAGGCGATGCGCTTGATGATGAACTCGTCGTAGTCGCTCTTGAAGCGTTCGTCCATCGTTGGCATGGCGATTGGGTCGAAGCCGTCAGGGAGGACCTTGATGCGGTGGCGCTCTGCCGTAGATCCGGTGAGGCGCTCGTTCAGCACTCGCTCGTAGCCCGACAACTTCTCGAGGCTGAGCTCTTGGCTGGTCGTCTTCATGAACGTCGTCGGCATTGAGCCGAACTGGTACTCAGCCCTCATCCACGCCTGACGGTCGAGGTAGAGCGTCGCCGAGGGGATTGATTCCTCGACTGGGCTGAAGCCGTAGGGCGACCAGGTGCGACGGTTCTTGATGAACACGCTCATCTGGTCGGTCTTGAACTCGCCGTACTTGCCTGGTGAGTTGTAGAAGTCACCGTCTGAGTCGGGAGAGGCCACGAACTCGCCACGAGGGAAGCCCCAGAGCACCTGCTGGTAGGCAGGCAGTGGTGGGTGAGGAGTGTCGCCTCGGTTGTCGAGCAGAATCTTGATGGTCGGAGCGTCGATGATGTCGAAGCCGATGATGGCTCCCCCGAGGTTGTAGCGAGGGTAGATGCAGAGTTGGTCATAGACGAACACTTGCCACAGGGCCTCGGTCAGCCACTCGCTCCATGAGCGCTCAGACTGGACGTAGGGGTTCTTGAAGAATGACTGGAGGCGGTTGATTTCCTCGCCGTACTNCTCNCGCCCGATGCGTGANGCCTTAGCGTGCGAGCAGTTCTCCTCCTGCATGATGGTTGCGATGCAGTTCTCGGAGAGGTCGAATGACCAGTCCTGCTTCACGAGGTCGCCCACTCGAATCTCGATGGCTCGGTGGATTACGTCACACTGCTCAGCGAGGGACTTGAGGACACCGTAGGGGACTTCTTGCTGGGTCAGGTTGAGGTTCGTCGCTACCTGAAACTCGTACTTGCGAGGGAGCGCACGGCCTGAGTCGTCGAGCACTACGTCGATTGGCGCAGGGAGCAGAGGTGCAGCAGGTCCGAGCATCGCACCGAAGCCACCCTGAGGACCGACACCAGGGCGATCCATAGGAATCGCCTGACCGATGCCGGTGACGATGCCCTGCCCCCCGATGGTGGAGTAGGGCTCAGCAGGCGTGGCTCGGTTGTAGTTGGTGGTTCCGAGAGGCGAGCCCGAGAGCCCAGCCTTTACAGCCTCGGCGACGGTCTCAGCCAGTTTCAGGTCTCGTGCCTTCCGGCTGAATCGGTCTCGAAGTGCCATCTCGTCCTTATCGTGGGTAGACCTGTACGAGGTCGTAGTCGTTATTGTGCGCCCCACAGGAGGGGCAGGAACTAGCGTCTCTCGCCACTGGCATCCCACACANNGAGCAGGGAGGNGCCAGTTCGAGGAAGAATCTGTCGGCTGACGTGCCACCAGCCAGCCCGAGTTCGGTGAGGCCGTGCACNAGAGCGTCGAGGCGGTCAGGTGAGAGGCCGGAATCGGGGAGCCATGTGGTCATCTGGTCTTCGAGCTCGTCGAAGGCTCCGACGTGGCTGATGCGCCCCTGCTCGTACAACGCCGAGATGGGTTCGGCGCGGAGAAATTTGCCACGCCGAGCAACCAAACCTCGGTAGGGCACGGTCGGGAGCACGGAGCGAATGGTCATCTCCACCATGTCGCCGCCCTGATTCTTCTCGGCGACGATGCGGTCAGCGTTGAAGTCGTGAAAGGCTTGGACTGCCCTGTGAGCCCACCCAGAGGGCGTGTCACGGCACGAACGGTCGCTAAGGACGTATCCCCTACCGTCTGCGCCTTTGCCGACGACGACGATGCCGGTTTCGTCAGAGTGCTCGCCGGAGGTCACGGCTGGGTCGATGGCGACCACGACTCGTACCAGTTCCGGTACCACTTGGAGCCGGTGGTTTTCAATCATGCCGAGCGTCCAGAGTGCGCCAGGTGTGTCCGTGAGAACTTCGCCGTAGAGCTCTTGGCGACCGAGACGTGTGCCGTCGTAGCGTGAGCGCAGTTCAGCGAGGGCGGCTGGTGAGAGGTTGTCGGCGTTGTCGAACGTTGATCCACGAGTGACGACGACTGAGCCGTCCGTGCGCCCCATGAACTCTCGGATGAGTTTGGTCGGGCGAGGGGTCGTGGTGATGATGGTCTGAGGGTTGCCGATACGAAGCGCCGGAGCGAGGCCTGCCGTCCATGTCTCCTCGTAGCGCCATGCGGCGAACTCGTCGAGCCATGCGTAGGAGAGGTTGAGGCCACGAGCACGGTCGGGTTCGTCTGCCGAGACCATGTGAATCTTCGAGCCGTTGGTCAGGGTTATCTGCCCGTTGCTTCGGTTGTATTGCTCAAGGGTTCCGGCTGGGAGGCTCTTGATGAGACCGGAGGGGCCCTCGACACAGGTGCGGCGAACGTCGGTGAAGGTCGGGGCGACGACTGCGCACTCAATACCTGGCTCGCTCAGGGCTTTCTCCAGTAGCCAGCCTGCGCCGGTGAAGGTCTTACCCCAGCCTCGGCCGGAGAGAATGAGCCAGATGCGCCAGTTGCCCTCGGGAGGGAGTTGCTGAGGTCTCGCTGAGCTGCGGTATCGGGTGTGAACGGCCTCGGCTTTGGCTTGCTCGGCTTTGACTGCCCGAGCCTTGAGTTCTAGAGCCTCAAGCCGTTTCAGTTCCGCTAGTCGTTGCTGGAGAATCGTTGTCATCTATCTCTCCGAGCGTAGCCTCTAGACGCTGAATCTCGGCTTGGATGTAGTCGAGGGTGATGACTTCGGTGCGCACCGGAGCGTCGAGGCCCATGAGTTTCGCTCGGCGGTCCATGATGGCGAGGACACGATCTATGGCGAAGAGTGCGCCCTTCTCTTCCGAGAGAGCCTTCTCCATCGCTTTCTCCAGTAGCAGGTCGAGGCGCTGACCTTCGAGGCGACGGAACTCGTCCACTGCTTCGGCAGGGATGGCGGCGAGGGCTCGCTGGCATCGGTTGTAGGCGGTCGCTTTGGTCACGCCCATCTGGTCGGCGATTGCCTGGTAAGAGAAGCCGAGGGAGCGCAGGCGTAGTGCTGCGGTGTCGAGGTGGGCTTGTTCTTCGGTGCGCTCGAACTTTGTCATCGTTTAGCCGACCTAGCGTTTAGAAACTTCGTAGGGCATAACTCACCCACGATAGGTAAACATCGTCCCACAGGTGGTAAGTGGAAGTCAATCGACTGGAATCATTGACCTTTGGGTGGCAACACTCAGAGCAGGGTGCGAGGCTGGTTCTCCGCCCACTGCACTCGTGCCTCGATGATGGGCCAGTAGTCCTCGGTCATCTCACAGCCGACCCACTCAAAGCCCTCNAGGATTGCGGCGACGGCAGTAGATCCGCTTCCGAGGAACGGGTCGAGGACTGTGCCGCCTGGTGGGGTCACGAGCTTGACGAGGTAGCGCATCAGGGCAAGTGGCTTGACGGTGGGGTGGAAGTTCTGGCGAGGTTCAGGCGCATTATTCATGTTTTGCCTTGACCATTCATCTTGTGCATAGATACCGATGTCTCGTTTCGGCAGCCCCTCCAGCCCTGCGTTGCGCTCGGATTTGCTTGCCTTAGCGCAGTAGATAAAGGACTTACCGCTTGAGGCCTTCTCCCCATGTCCCGAGAACGTG